GCAATGACATCTTCACCAGACCACATACGAATTAGTTTTACGTTCATTTGAATTCACACTCACACATAATTTCAGTTAATGCAGCAATAAGATTTATCTCTTGGTCAGCAACGAACGCACATTGGTATTGATACTTAGCAATAACAAGAACGGCAGCAGGGATAGATTGGGGTGTAAGGCAATCATAACAGGCGTCATAAACCCTGCGAAGTAGACTAGAAGCATCGTTGTCCAAGTTGGAGACCACCCACTTTCTGACCTCAGTAAAGTTTTTATCTTTGAGGTTTTTGATAAGTTCATTTACAGATACGTCAGAGAACGAAGCAAGAATGCCAGAGTCAATCTTACCACCAGTTGAGTAACGTTGAAGAGTATTGAGAAGTTGCCTTGTATCAGGAAAATAATTTTTGATTAGTTCTGCTACAACTTTTTTATCATAATCAATATTTTCCTCGTCAAGGATATGAGACATCCTATTGAAAATAGAAACCATCAACTCAGGTTTTTCATTCTTTGGAATGGGAGTGTATTTGAGAACAACACACCTTGACTGAATTGGTTCAATAATTTTATTAAGATTATTGCAAGTGAAAATAAAACATACATTATTATGAAGTTGTTCAATTACTCCACGAAGACAGAGCATTACATCATTAGTTGTTCCATCAAACTCATCAAAAAACACTACCTTTTTCTTATCACTAAACATAGAAACCGTAGTTCCAAAGTTAATGACTTGATTGCGGATAGTATCCAAATATCTACCCTCAGAAGAACCATTCAAAAACAAAACATCTTGTTTTGTAATCTTACAAAGAGTTTTAATAGTCTGCGTTTTGCCACAACCCTGAGAACCCTGCAAAATAAGATTTTGATTCAGTTGTCCTTCATTTACTACATTAGTAAAAAACTCCTTTACACTTTTAGTAAGAATCAAATCATCAACAGATTCTGGTGCCCACTTTTCAACCCAGAGGAATGGTTTAGTTTCAGTAATTTCCATATCAAAAAATAAAAATCAAAGGTAATAATAATTTGGAAAAGATTTACTTCTCATTCTCCAACTTACAGTATCTCTATGGATACCAAGTATTTTAGCACACTCTTTTACAGATTCATAAATTATACCATCAGCACAACATTTTTTACACATAGATTTTGAAAGATTTTTTTTATGTTCCTCAGTAAAAGGAATGCCTTTTCTTGGATGTGAATTTTTAGACCAATATTCTCTTTGCGATTTACGCATTTTATCAATAGAATCTTTGGTGTGTTTTGTTCCCCATAAAGAATTTAAAGAAGGTTTTAACCATTCGCAATATTCTTGTTCTACTTTTTTGATCTCTTCATCTTCGTGTATCCACTTGACGACTTCAATAACAAAATTATGGTATCCATACTTTAAAAAATTATCATAAAGTTTAGGACAATCCATTTTATTGCTATTGCACATAGTTACATGTTTAGCAAATCTAAGCATATAATTTTTTTCAGTAGAACCTATGTAATTTTCTCCTGTTATTTTGTTTCTTATCTGATAAACGCAACTCATTTATTAAACCTCGTAGTATAATACTATTTAGTAAATGAGTTATTTACACCCATTCTGGACGCCTTTGAGGCATACGAAGATAGTTTTCAGACACCCAAGGTTTGGATGCAATATACCTCTTATATGCCTCAAATGTATCAATAGTATTGTCAGTCTTCCATTCCTCAGGCATAGCACGAGCAAATGGAGTCACTTCTGTAATCTTACCTTTAGGAAACAAATAATATGCGTCCACAAGAGTTTTATAGCAGGAGTGAGTTTTATTATACCGCAGGCAGTATTCATCAGACAAGTTCAATCCCCACTTGATTAACCAGTAGGCATTATGGATGCTCTCTAGTGCCCACTTGGTACAGGGATGATTGCGGAATGCTCCTTTGTCGGTCTTGTAGGGGGTTCCATCTGCCTTAGGGAGAGTGCCGTACCCGTGTCCCCACTTGTCAGAGGCAACGATAGATAATAGTTGGCAGGTTTCAACTGGCATTTTACAAATGTGTTTGTCCGGAAGTACGATTGCACTCTCGGCGGGCCAAGGGGAAGTCACGAAGATATTCATCAACCAAAAGTAGAATCAGGCTCCAGAGCAATATGATAGGTCACATTGAATCCAGTATTCTTGAATCGTGACAGAAGTTTACGAGAGATGACCACCTCGTAGTTACCAGGAAGAATCTTAATGTTCTCTACCTTGAAGTTGAAGGAGAACACTTCATCAGTTTCACCAACAACCACAGAGAAATCGTTGGAAGTATCATTCTTCTTGTCACGAACCACCAGTTTCACAACACCTGCTTCACCAACCACAGACAGGTCAGGAAGTTGATAAACAGCAGCAGCCTTAAGCAGTTTATCAAGTTCTTTGGTATCAAGAAGGAAACAAACATCTTCACTTGGCAGAACAATATCCTTTTCGGGAGGAGTAACAATTACATTAGGGTCTGCAAAGAAATACTTAGAACGAGACTTACCTTCTTTGATGACGACGTAACCATCATTCTGAAAATCAAGTTCAGCATTCTGATGCAGGTTCAAACCATTCAGAAACTGGTTCAAATCATAGATACCAAAATCCTTAGGAAGTTCTTCATCGATAGTAGCCTCTGCAAGAATGTTCTTCATTACAGAGATTGTGCGAAGAGAGTTTCCTTCTTTGAACAGGATGGATTGATTGATAGAAGAAAAATTCTTCAGAAGAGTCAAAGTTTTGTCAGAGAGTTTCATAGTTTTGTCTTGGAGTTTCATAATCAACGGAATTCTGTCAGACCATTATCTTTGCGAGAATAATGCCCATCAAAGTGAAGAAGAAGCATAGCATAGTGAATGACTTTCATCAAATCACGCTTATTGCGTCCATCCTTGTCACCATAACGACTTCCATATTTCAGGATATTTGCTTGACAAAAACCAGGAGCAAGGTCTTTTGCTGCCATCAGGTCAATTGTCTGAATGTCGTTGTAGTCCTCATTGTGTCCACAGTAGTGACTTCCATAAGTGCTTGTCACATAGTCCTGAATATCCTTCAGGATTTTATCTTCGTTATACTTCCAAAGATGATTAGTGGGTTCAGTCATAGTAATAGTAAAAGTTGAATCAATCATAAAAAGAGGAGGCACTTTTTACCTCCTCATATTCTATCAGTTTGCTTGCTGTTCGTCAACGGGCATTTGAAAATCAGCATCTACCTTATCATAAAGTTCAAGGAATGCTTGCTTGGTTTCGTCATCAAATCGGTTGACGCAAACTTGAATTGCCTTTGCTTTATCTTGGAAGATGCTGTAAGCACGGATAATGTGAACCAGACGGCGGGTGCTGATGATTTCTTCAATAGCACCCTCATAGAAAGTCTTGCGAATAATATCAGACCATTTTACCAATTGCTTGCAGAAGTCAAGGTCTTCCACGCCAAGGTCCAGAGCAACCCCTTCCAGAATCTTCTGCTCGGTGGCAGGAGCAGGATACTGCTGCTCAAAGGTCACAGGGAAACGTTCCAGGAATGCCTCGTTGAGCACATTGGTGCCGATGAAACGACCATCATCAGAACCCTTACCTTTAGTGTTGGCAGTTGCAATCACATTGAAACCAGAAGCAGGTTTTACCCAGCGACCGATTTTTTTCAGGAAGACGCCTTTACCTTCTAGAATGGATTGAAGGCAGAGGATTTTGTTGGAAGCAAGGTCGATTTCATCAAGAAGGAGGATTGCTCCTCGCTCAAGTGCTTCGATGACGGGACCGTTATGCCATGCAGTGTTCCCATCAATAAGCCTAAAACCACCGATAAGGTCATCTTCATCAGTTTCAATCGTAATATTTACACGAATCAATTCACGCTTCAGTTGAGCACACGCTTGCTCAACACTGAACGTTTTACCATTACCCGAAAGACCCGTAATGAACGTAGGGTAAAAGAGACGGGACTGGATAATCTTTTTAACATCAGCAAAGTTACCAAACTTGACGAAGGTATCATCTTTTTCGGGAATAAGATTTTGCTCTACAGGGGGGACAGCAGCAGGTGCTTTAAATGTACGTTCAATTTCTTCCACTTTTTGCTGGGTTACTTCAAGATTCCATTTACCACGACCAACTTTAAACTGTTCAATTTTTTTAGTTACAGTTTGATAGTTAGAATCATTCAGATTACACCATGCACGAACGTCAGCACCAGTGACGTTATTGCCATAGAGTGCCTGGAGGGAAGTGCGGATGTAGTCGGAGGAAAGTGCCATGTGTGTTTCGTTTCAACATAGTCATTATAAACCAAAAAGGGGGTCTCAAGGGCCCCCAGTGGTCAGTTCAACAACTGGTTCTTGAGTTTCTCAAGGTAGTCAGCACTAGCAATATGTCCCATATATCCAGGATAATATTTTTCTACGAGTGCTGGAATACCCATAGCAGTTGTGCTGCTATTACATTTAATCCAGACTTCTTTAGTATCGTATTTTACTATGTGCTCAAGTGGAAATTTGGTTTTCATTTTAATTCATAATCAGGATATTGTTCACGAACTTTATCCCTAAAACGTGCATTAAAGGTAGGAGGATTTAGTTCTCTCTTTTGCTCAATTGTCTTGTTTGCATGATCAATAATCAAAAGTTTTTTCATGTTCTTAAACTCCATAATTACCTAAATTGCAGATTTTTCTTACCAATTCTAGTAGCACCTTCACCTGGTTTGATTTTACCAGATGCATTTCTTGTTGTCATCTTACCCTGATCATACTTTTTGCCAAGTTTAGGATCCGCATCTGACCTTCTAGATGTTCCCAACCAAGATGCTTTTGCATCAGTTCCTTTGCCCTGCTTTATCAATACACTATCTTGATCTTTTTTCTTGGAGTCAGTTGGTTGATTTCTCTTATGCTTTAATCCACCTGCTTGTCCTAATTTTTGTAAGGTTTTCTTGAATTTTCTCTTACCTTTTTTGCCAGAAGATATGACAAAGGATTTTTCTTTTTGCTCACCATGATCTTTTTCATGATAAACACCAGAAGCTTTTGTTGGACCAGGAAGTCCAGCACCTTTAATACGTCTTACAAGTTGATCACTTGCTGCTTGATTTTGTTTCTTGGTATTATCTCCTCTGGAAGCAGAAACAATACCAGTACCCCCTTTCTTCATAGTAGACACCACTCTACTCAATGACTTTTCTTGAATATACGTGCATTCTACCATAAACTCTTGGAATGTCTTCATGCTACCAAAGAAATAAATTCTCCTAATACTTTTTTATTTAGTTTCTTAGTCTTTAGAGACTTGACAAAAGCAGATTTGATTTGCGACTTGGTGGCATCTTCAGCAACCTCAAACTCAGTATCTTGAGCAAGAGCCGTAGCAGAAAGACCAAAGTAAGCATCATATCCAGAGTTGGTGATAGTGAAACTCTTCAGTTTCTTCCAATCACTTTGGATTTTCTCATACTGCTTATCAAGTTGAGAATGATAAAGTTGAATGAAACGAAGAGCATAACGGCTCTCAAGAACACGAATACCAATAAAGTTCATAGAAGAAAACTTATCCTTCAGGTTCTTGAGAAGAGTGTCAGTGAAAGAATGATATCCATAGTCAACTTTGTAAGTTGTTCCAAGTTTACGGTCACGAAGGAAAGTGTTTTCTGGATGAACATATCCACTACCAAGAACTGGTTTACTATCCCAATTGCGTTTTACCTCTTTATGATAAGTGAGTTGATTTGCTTCTCCATCGGTCAGAACAATACACTGAACCTTCTGAAGTTTGTTTTCTTTCTGGAACTTTGGAAGAATTTGGTGAAGAGAAATCAGTGCTTCATTTAGAGGAGTTCCAGACAAACACATACGATTGGGATAAGTGTAGTGAGAACTATAAGTCCGTGCAAAACTATAAGCAAGACGCCAGATGTTGAGAAGTTGATGCTCAAGGTCTTTTCCAGAAACTTTGCTTGTTAGAATGTTCATCATAGAGAAAGTCTCATCAACAATCAACAAACTTTCTTTCTTCTCATAATGAGGTGTGCGGTCAGCAGCAAGATAACGATCATTTTCATAATCATACTCTCCACGACGCCATTCATTAGTGAAAGCATACACTTCAAAAGGAATAGAAACCTTTTTACAGAACCAAACAAGATTGAAGAGTTGCTTGCAAGTATCAAGCATCACATCGCACATAGAACCACTCCAGTCTAATACAAACACCAGACCATGATTCTTACCATCAGGAATCACAGAAACTTTCTTAAAAAGGTCTTCATTGTACTTATAAGTATGAAGACGAGCCGTATCAAGAACACCAGTACGAGCAGTTGATGCACGAGCATACTGGTCTGCTGCTTTACGACATTCAAACTCTTTTACAAGATAGTTGACTTCTTTCTGTGCAGAAGATTTGAACTTCTTGAACTCAAGGTCAGATTCTTTGTAAAGATTTGAGGGAACAATTTCTTTATCTTTTGCCCATGCATTGTGTTGATTTTGCTGATGCGCAAAAGAAGTATCAATCTCCTTATGAACATCAGAGTTCTTGCCAATAATTGTATCAAGATTTAGTTGAGGAACTTCGACATAAACACTATCGTAGGGATCATTACCAACTAGATCACGAATCTTTTCTTCCAGAGAATCTGCCGTGCGAACTTCAGGTTCACCCTCCTCACTAGAATTTACTTGAGTTTGGTCTCCCTGAGCAGTGCCACCATAAGAACCTTCATCTTCCTTAGGTTGAGAGATATCACTCTCACCCTCTTCTTCAGAAGAAGAGTCATTAGTCTCTACAATATCATTAGAAGGAGACTGTGAACCTCCACTCATTTCATGAGAATCAAAGTCAGCAACCTTTTGTTCCTGTTCCTTTTCTTTCTTACAATACTTATAAAGTTCTTCTGCGGCAATCAGAGCATCGGCAAAAGTTTCGGACGCAGAAATCAGGTTGATGATTTCTTGTTCCTCACCAGCTTTAATAGGAATATGGGCATAATTTCCAATCTTGAAGAAAAGATTTGCTCGGTCTGCGAGATTAAAAGTGGAAATATCTTCTTCCCCAATCTGGAAGAAATCTTCTTCGTTAAGTTCTTTATATCCGTTGAAAAATGTCTTAGCAAGTCCCGCATACTTGCGCTTCATCAGTCTCTCAATGCGAACATCCTCAACAACATTCACAAACTGTTGTGGGACTTTTACCTTATCCAACCAATCCTCATCGGGAGTAAAGAGAGCATGACCCACTTCATGACCCACCAGAAGGTCATAAACAGTGTTGCTTGCCTTTTCCCACAGAGGAAGTGTCAGAACACGAGTATGGACATTGAAGCAAGCAGTTTGAAC